GTTGGCGATGGCATTCTCTGAGTTTTGCCCGCCGTATGGCTTACCCATAATGTTCATCGGCACATGGATAAAGCCCACACCATCAATCATAAGCCATTGCCCGTACTGGTGAATCCTCCAGCGATAGCGAGCTGCCATCTCAATGAATTGCGCCCATAGTGTTCCAACAGTTTCGGGATTTTTGTTCTCAAATCGTTGGATTCGCTCTTCGTGGTTTCCGGCAGTCATGTCCATCGGTATGTCGAGCTGGTGAATTTGGTTAAAGAACTCGGCCATAGCCTCTTCGCAGCTATCCAAGTCGTTCTTAAATGATGGCCGCATTGCGTGGCCGAGAGAGCCGCGCTCCTCATGTGTGGACATACTGTCCCACGAGGCAAAGTCACCGATGTGGACAATGCGATCCGGCTTCATGAAGGCTGCATGCTTGCCCATCCAGCGGAAGCGATCTTTATCTAGCGATGGGCTGTCGTGGCTGTCACCAATGGCAAGAATCGTAAATGGCTTGGACTTCCCAAGAATGACGCGAGGCTTGCTTGGTTGTCCCGCTTGAGCCGCCGCCATCTTTAGGAGGCGATTCTCTTCTTCAAGGAACTGCACTTTTTGAAAAGTTGCCGAAACTCTAAGCGATCTGTTTTTGCGAATCGCAGTTCTCAGCGTGCTTTCTGCTCGCCCAATTATTTCCGCAGCTCGTGTAGTGTTGCCTGTTCTAAGAACAAGCGTATGTAATTCAGCCGGAGAAAGCATCATGTGTTAGGTATCCCGCCGCCGCTGTGGATAACTTAACACAAGTTATGTGACAAACCAAAGTCAATCATTTGATTGACAGATATAACCCTATGTTTGAGAAGGCGTATCCCGCGTAGACGATTGCCATGCTGTGATTGCGAGCGACAAAGAACTGCTCTGCCGCAACGTAAGCATAAATCAATCCTGTGATGATTATGAGATGGCCGCTCATCTGACACCCAACGGTAGAACTGGTTTACACTGACAGGGCCACTCCATTAGGACCGACCAGTTCCCGTGATGTGTCCCCAATAGACCCGAATGCGGCAGCCAACCGAGGGCGACCGCTGCATCACAGGCGTATAGTGGCATGTACCGAAAGATGGATGTCATAGATCAAATGCCATGATCCATATGGCTACCAGTATCGCCATGAAGATTGGAGTAATGGCTGGATTATCTGGCATGGAGGTCATCAAAAAATTCAATGTACTCCCGCAGCTTTTTTGAGTTTGCTGGGTGTTTCATTTTTCGCATAGCCTTAGCTTCCATTTGCCGAACGCGCTCTTTGCCTACATTCAGCTCTGCTCCTACTTCATCCAAAGTTAGAGGAACACCTGATGTAATACCGAACCGCTTATCCAAAAGCCGCTGCTCACGAGGTGTAAGAGCTTCCAACATGACCCGCCGAATAGTCGGAGCAAAGTCATCCAACATCTTGCGATCATCCACTGGCAGAGCATCCATGCGGAGGCTGGTAGAAACTTGCATCAAATCAGCTTTCTCTACCTCAGCAATGTATTTGTTTCGCTCCAAGGGCACACCACGCCGTTCTGGCGGGTATATGTAATCTGGGAGGACTTGTAGGGCGTCAGCTAGTTTAATGATGATTTCACTGATGCGGCCAAATTTCGTGTAGAACGATATTTTAAAAGATATGATTTTATTAACAGTTTGATAATTCAGTTTGTGCGCTTTGCAAAAAGCAACGGGGCTCTCATAGCCCAGCTCCTCAATGCGCTTTAAAACCGGGTTGTTTCTAACTTTAATTTCTAGTCTGTAGTCTTTCATTTCAGTCCCCTAAGTATACCACTAAGTGTTATGTTTTTGATCTGCCAAAAGTGATGTTTCTCTCAGCACGAATGTCCTGATTGCGCCATGTCCAGCACTCACCATTCTCTTCGAAGCAGACCCACAGTAGATCAAACTCTGGGCCGTAGTCTATCAGAAATTGAGCTAGTGCCTTGCCATTCGGCGTGACGAGCGGGATGGGTGGATTAAGCTGCATCATCATCTTTGAATACCTTTTCTATGTCTCGGCAGGCGGCAGCGCCCATGATAAATCCAAACAAACCAACTAACGTGATGAAGATCGTATCGAGTCCGTTAATCCCGATTGTCATCTTTCTTCTCCACATATATGGGCGCTAGGCCAAGAAGATTGCGCTGGCTTACTGGAGTCTTCAGCAGTTCAATTTGATACCGCTGCTCTCTGTTTTGTTTCCGCAGCAAATTCAAATTGTTTTCCAATTCCTCAATTTTCTTAAACAGTTCATAACTATGGTCTTGAAAGAATCGTATGCAATCGGCTGCTTCCATTGCAAGGCTATGGCGCAAGCCGCACTCAGGGTCTTCGGCGCGTAGGCGATTCACAAGATCATCGGTCACAGCCCTTCTCCTATTGGCGGTTTTGGAATTTCCATCCAGCATATCAAAGGAGCCTTTAGCCTTCTGTCGGAATACGGGTCAGTCCAGCATGGTTCAACAAAGTCACCCGATTTGCTCCAATAAACAATTGTAGGTGCCAGAGTTCTTTGTTTTTGATCAGGTGTTAAGTTAATGTAGGCAAGAACGAGTCTGCCGTTTTTTTTAGGTGCAGTTTCGGCGGGTTGCCAAGTCATAGACCTTCCCCCTCTTCAAAATCCAAATCAATCTTAATGCAAGCAATCCGGTCGTCTCTGGCAGCTTGGTCCGCTGCTGCTTCACTTACATGCCCACGCATGTCTGGGTAATCCAGATACATATTCATCCATAGTGTGCGTTGATAGCGAGGCTTCACTTCAATAAGGTCCCAATAGTGTTTGTGAGATATACATGTTCCATTTTCATTCCATTCAAGAGGCCACCATCCATTATCTTCTTTAATTGCGCCATGAACTGATTTGTAACCAAAACCATCAGTCGCATAGATACGCACTTCACGGCCATCGCGGGTGCGGTAGGTTTTGTCTGTGCTGATCATAATATCACTCCTGTATTTTTGGTTGGTGCCATGCCAAGAGTGCGTTCAGCCACGCCGCGTGAAAGCGGCTCTTCGTTCTGTCTAGCAATCATCATCAAAGACTGATGATACTGCCGCGCAATTGCAGAGATGTAGGCAAGGTCTTTCTCCATTGCTTTGAGAGCTTCTGCCAGCGCACGAAGGTCATCCTTTTTGGTAGGGAACGTAGGCCACGGGTCGTTGTCTAGTGCGTTGAGATCAATCATTCATCGATCTCCATGCTTGATACAAGACGTGGAAAATGAAGGCAGTGATCCCAATGAAAATGGAACAAACAAGGATTGTTCCAAAAATCGTGATCGCCGTTATAGAAATTTGTTGAATCATTTCCGCGCCTCCATCATGGCATCGGCTTGCGCGTAAGATAATTTAGCAATGGTTTTCTCGTCTGTGTCGAATTGCATAAACACCGTCATAGCCGCCATCGCGAACTCGTCGCGCAGAGTTTTCTGCGTGACGTACATCGTCGGCTGCATCATCTTCTCAAGAAGCTTGGCTTGCTTATCAATCAGTTCAAGATGAGCTTTGCTGTTATAATCAGTCATGGTAATGCCCCCCTTTAGAGCATTACCATGTTTAGCACAACCTTTACACGGAGTAAAGGGGTGGTGGTGCAGAACCTTTGAAAGTCATCTGATCTTCGACATCGGCGGTGAACTCTGGGCCGCGAATGATAATGCCAGTTTGGCGCAGGTGAGACAGGGCCATTGAGACCGTATCCACCAAGTCGTCGTGCTTGCCCTTCGGGAAGGTAGCAACCTGACCAATGACCATATCGGCCCACTGGCGATCCGGGGCGTAGATCAACCCTTCAGCAAATAGGTGCTGGATCGCATACAGGCGCGAGAGCTTATCAATGCCCTTGGGGTCCACGAGCTGAACGCCCCAGTCCTCGTGGTTGAACAGGCGTCTCATTTCCTGTGCCACCGAGTGCCCGGCAGCTTTGTTCTCGATCAGAAGCTTATCGACCTTGAAGTCTTTCATGGTCTTGCCGACCTTCTCGACCAGCTCATGAAGCTCCAGCTTGAGCTGCCAAGCGAACATCATGATCACCTTGGGATGCTCTTCGGTGTACTTACGCTGGATGGCACTGACGACATCGCCGTTCTTATCAATGACCTTGGTCGCGATAGCTTTCTGATCGCCGCCAGAGAAAATGCCCCAGACTGTCATGGCCGAGAAGTCGCCCTCGGCCTTGGTCGTGTAGGCGGTATCGAGGCTGGCGACGACATACTCCAGAGGCGGGAAGGCTTCACGCTCCCATAGCTGCCACCACTCGCGCTTGACGACACCACCACCGCGAGGCTCTGGCGACTGCTGGAATTGCCCGGCGGTCGCATAAGGCCCCATGACGTTCTCGTCACGCTCGACGACATCGAGGGGGAATCGCTCGGGGAACAGAAGCTCGCCCTCGTCCTCTCTTGGGTCTTCATAGCCAAGCTTGGTCGGCATAGCGCGGCTGGGGTCATACCGCATGGGCAGCATGATGTGATCATAGCCAAGGTTCTTGTCGAGGATGATGCCGCTGATGTCCTGTTCGTGCAGGCGCTGCATGATGACGACGATGGCCGACTTGATCGGGCTATTGAGACGGGTCGGGATAGCTTCGAGGAAGGTCGCCACCTCGGCCTCGCGCTGGGTTTCGGACATGGCCGAACTCACGCTATGGGGATCGTCGATCAGCACCCGGTCGCCACGAATACCCGTCAGGCTCGTCATAGCGGTCGCGATGCGGAACCCGCCAGCGGAATTGGTGAAATTGAGCTTTTCGTTCTGGTCCTTCGACATCTGAACGCGGTCACCCCACCGGGCCTGATACCAGTCCGACAGGATCATCTGGCGCATGCGGCGGCTGTCACGGGCCGAGAGGTTTTCGACCTTGTGGGCGGCGCAGACGTAGCGAAGGTGGGCCATGTTCTTAGGCCCCCACTCCCATGCAGGCCAGAAGACGTTCACGATGAGCGATTTCATGGTGCCGGGAGGAATGTTGATCAGCAGGCGGTTGTAAGGCTTGCCGCCGGGCAGCTCTTCGCCATTGGTGATGGCCTCAAGGTGCTCTGCGATGAAGTCGATGTGCCAGCCGTGGACATATTCGTCTCCCGGCTCGATGGTATGCCAAGCCTGCTTGATGAACTCGACTAGGCTGCGCTCGCACTTGGCCTTACTGATCGCCAGTAGAGATCGGTCTAGGTCGATCCGTTCCCCTCGGACCAGAGCAATAGTCACTAGGTCTGCTCTTTCATTGTGAGCAGGGCAGCCTCAAGCAGGGCAAGCTGTTCGTCATCGAGGTCATCGACATCCACGACCTTGGCTTCGATCTGGAGAGCGCCACCGTCTTT